GCAATCGAATCGACCTATATCTAGGCTTATCGGGTGGGGCCGGGCTTCCGGCCCCACCTCCAGGGCGGCGAGTGCCGCAGGAGGAAATCATGAATCAGTATCTGAAATGCACCGAGTACGTGGGTGACTACTACGGGATCCAGCCGACCGCCGGCGGCGAATTTATCGTCCGGCAGCGCGACGGCCGCGAGCTCGCCAGGTGGCCAACGATCGAGCAGGCCCGAAAAGACGCCCAGGAGCGCCAGGCAGCCGACGTCCGCGCCCGCGAGGAACGGGTTCAGCTGTGGGCCGATGACCGCGAGTTTGGCGCCCAGCACCGGGATCTGACGGTCGCCCAGCTGCGCTGGCAGGATTGGCGCAACTGGTTTTTCGCCGAGATGGCCCATGAAGCCCGCCGGCTGGGCCACGAGCAGCGCGCATCGGATCCGATCCTGAAGGGTGCTGCTGCTGAGCTCTATCACCAGCACCTGGCGCCGCTGGATGCCCAGATCAAGGCGGCTCGCCGTGCCCACGATGTATACCGCCTGACCGAACTCTTGCGCCAGTCGGAGCAGATGATCACTGAGATGGACCAGTTCTTCCCGACCAGCGCTCATCCCGACGACGCCAGGCCTACGCCTGGTCCAGGTGACCTGATCACCCTCACCGAGGCGGCGGCCATCAGCGGGGTCCCTGTCAAAACTCTCTCGAGCAGGATCGAGCGCGGCCAGCTCCGCTCTTATCCAGACGAGACCGAACCCAACCCGCGCAGGCGTGCGCGCGTACTGCGCAGCGAGATTGTCGCTCTCGCCAGGTAACGATCAACGGCCCTGCCATTGGCGGGGCCGTTTTGATTTAACCGTTTCCACAGAAACGCCGGCGCTACACGGCCCGTAGATCCTTACTCCTTCCCGATCGTGAACACCGGCTCGACCTGTTCCTGGACCTTCCTGGCCAGGACCGGATTGTAGGCCGCATGATAATCGTCCTCCCGTTCGACGAACCGGATCGGGTGCACGTGGCAGGCGGCGACCAGGCCGCGGCTGGTCAGGTCCGCCTCGACGATCAGGCCGCTCACGACCGGCATCAGCCCTTTCTGCTTCAGGTAACCGTTGGTGCCTTCGAAGCATCCGGGCCCGATCACCTCGATCGGGCCGTAGGGGAACCAGTCGGACACATGCAGGTGCCCCCAGAAGACAAAGCGCACCGATGGCGCCGGTTTCTCGTCGAGCACCACCTCGGCCAGCTCCTGGCGGGTCAGCTCGGCGGCGAACTTCTGGCCGCGGTAGCTGAGCGCATACGGAACCCCTCCGGATGGATGCCAGAGCACTGCGCTGGTCACGATCCTGCCGTCCCGTTCCACGAGCGGGATCTCCGCCTGGTCGAAACCGCAATACACGATATCGCTCCGCAGCCGGCTGAGCGCCAGCGGCAGGTTGTGCCCGTTCGCCTTCATGAAGCTGTAGTCGTGGTTCCCGCCGATCACCAGGTACTGCGTATCGCTCCACTGCGGCAGGGTGTTGACCAGGCTGTCGGCCTGGTCGTCTGCCGAGAATGCATACAGGTCGTTCTGCTGGCCGCGGTAGACCCCGTAGCCGGCGGTCAGATCTCCTGGGACGAAAAAGCGGGTGATGCCATACTCGTCGTGCGCCAGGCGGATAAAGCGCAGCAGCGCGCTGGCTTGGATGTGCCGGGACCCAAAATGCAGGTCGCTCATCACGGCAAACGAGATCCGCTGCGCTCGGTCGTCGTACAGCGTCGGCAGCGGATCGGGGGGAGTGTAGGCCGGCAGGCTTACCTGATCGTCCTGACGCAGGATCCCGTAGTTGTCCTGGAGCATCTGCGCCAGTGCGGCCTCGACGGCCGTCCGGCCTCGATCCAGCCGGTCCGCCAGATCGCCCAGGGAGTGCGGTCGTTCGCGCAGGACGGTGAGCACCTTCTGGGGGTCGATCCCGCCGTATTTGTCCTTGCCCGTGTGGAACGATCCCGCCAGCGTCCTTAATTCGACCTGGCTTGCGATACCGTACCTGCGCTTGAACGCACTGTGCATCGTCGCATGGTTTATCCCCAGGGCGCGCCCCAGGGACATGAAGGTGGGCTCAGCTTGTCCGGAGCGCAGCAGCTCCTTCGCCCGCTTGAAGATGGCAGGCCAATCGTGTTTATCCGCAGCTGTCAAAGTGGCCTACCCGTTTCCCCAGCTGGACCACACCCACCACGATGTAGCGCCTCAGCCCGCAGCATCTCCCCCGTTCCTCCGCGGCGCCGGCGTCAGGTCCATCTCAGGCGTCCAATCTGGCTCATGCCCCAGACAACGGATCTGGGCGATTAGCCGGTCGACCCCGCGCTTAAAGCGCTTGAGCTCTGCCTCCAGGGCATCCACTCGATCGGTCAAGGGGGCGATCAGCGATTTGGCCGCCTCCGCGATCGCCTGGCTGGCTTCGGCGTCGTTCTTCCGCCGCAATGATCGGGCCGTGATCGCGCTGCCGAGCCCGCTGGAAATTAGGGCCACAAGGATCGTCTCGATGATTTTGTCGATGTCCATGCTCTCTACCTCCCGAACGGGTTCTGCGACATGAACCAGTCCCCGATATAGATCGGCAGCTCGCCTCCAACCATGTCTGGCGATTTCTTGGAAACGATGGCGCCGCCCCGATAGTGTCCCCAGCGAACGAACGTCGAGTGATCGACCTCGACCGCGACCCCGAAGATCACCGAGTTGACATATACGCCCACGGGCCGCGCACAGTCGACCACGAGGAAGGGCCCGTCCCAGGGCATGTCTCCGGGCTTGATCCAGACAGTCTTCCCGACGTCCGCACACATTTCGAGTGCCACCCCGCCAACATATCCTGGAGCGGAAGGCATCACCCCGGGGGCATAGTGGGACACGTAACCCCACACCAGGCTTGGCTGCTCGTAATACAGCATCCGGGGGATCACCACGCCAGGCACCCAATATTCTTCGAGCCAGCAATATCCGGATTCGTAATCGTCTTGCGGCAGGGTCGCCCAGGCCTCGAGACACTCATTGGCGTAGACAGCCTCGGTAGTGGTTGGCGTGGGAGTGACTGTCGGCAGGCTGGTTCGCGTGGGGCGAAGTGACGCCGACGGCGTGATCGTTGCGGCTGCTACCGGGGGCGGGACCGATGGCCCATCCATGCCCACAGCGAACAGGGCCGTGGCCAACAAGAGCAGGGCCAGGGCGACGATCGGCAGCATGCGGGAGATACGGTTCAAAAGGTTCTCCTTGTCATGACAGGCGGGCCGTGTAGCCCAGCCAGATCCAGCCATCGCCGATGAAGCCCCACTCCTCGTCAGACGAAAGCTTGTACACCGTCGCCACAGCGCCCTTCAGCAGCACGCGGATGGGAGCCTTCGACGTGTCCGGTGTCGGGCGCACGTTCAGCCCGGCCGCCGTGATCCGCACCTTGTACAGGCCGGCTGCCGGCGTCTGTGCGCCGAGATCCGTGATCGGCAGCTTGGTGATCAGCGCGCCGTTGGTCGGGTTGCCATCCAAGTACGACTGCTGCCAGGCAGACTCGAAGACGCCGATTGGGATCTCGCGCTGCGGGGTGACCTGGTACGGGTCATTGATCGCCACCGATCCGATGTCCATCCCGGTCACGACCAGGAAATGCGCGCCCCGGAAACCTGTCTTGTCTGTCACCTTGGCATCCACGAGCGTCCCGTAGTGCAGGAGCACGATCGCCGGCCGCTTGTTCTTCAGGGCCTCGAAGAGCGCGCCGATGGTCGTCTGCGTGGACCAGGTCGTCTCGATGCCCCAGGATGCCAGGTATGGTCGCAGCTGGCTTACCGCCAGCGCAACGTCGCCCGCGGGCTGGATGGCGTCGTACGCCATATCGGCCGTGATCTCCTTGCCCTGGCCAAAGGCCCTGACGAGCATCAGCACGCTGGCCGCACCGCAGTCGTTGTGGTGCTTGTCGGCTTGGTCCCCTACCTGTTGAATATGTGGTACGGACAATGTGTTCATACCTTGCTCCTTAAGCAGCCGTGCCAACCGGCAGGGCATAGATTTCGGCGTACAGAACGTTGACGTAAAAGCTGGCATGGGTGGCGTCGAGATCGATCCAGATCTTCGCCGTCAGATCTCCAGCGGTATTTTCTGTCCAGGATGAGAACCGGTGTCCGTGGAATTCGGTATATGCGAGCCAACCTCCCCAGTGCCAGCTGCGTATCGAAGCGATTTGCGCAGACGCCGAGTTCAGCGCCGACACTTCGCATTCACCTCGCCAATGACCAAAGTTCGCACTGTTTTGGATCGTGTGTTCATTGGTGTAGTTGTTGTTCATGTAGGAGCTGCCAAGGTAAAAGCGGGTCAATATTTCACCGTTGCTGCCCTTGTTATTCAGCTCCCGGTACCACAAAGTAAAGCCGATCGATTGGTTGGTGGACATGAAGCCACCCGGAATCGTCACAGAAAGAACGTCGACCGCTGTGCCGTCCGTGATCGCAAGGTACCCTCTCGACGCCAGAATAGTCTTCTGCGGATTGATCGAAATCCCGGCAGTCTTCGTGCTGTCATAGGATATTCCCCAGCGGTTCGCCCCAGCAGCCACGCGTGCGCCCGCCTTCGAGCCGGTACCGGCAAAAAGGTCGCCCTTTGTCGTGTACGCCGCCACGGCGCAGGCTTCGTCGTTGTCGATGAACTGGTTGTATTCGCTGGCTGGCACCACGTACCCGGCCGAGCGTTTGGTCATGCTTGCATAGCTCATCTCACACCTCCAGCCCGTGCTCGTGGTTCTCTGTGGCCAGGTTTTTCACGGGCTCGCCAGGGAACCAGTTGCGGGTGTGGATTTGCGGCCGCAGCACGAGCAGGCGCTCGATCTCTTTCCGGTCCTGCGGGAACACCACGACGGCCAGCTTGCCGGGCCAGCCGCAGCTCAGGCACAGGAACACCGGTTCATCCGGATCCACATCAAGGGCTCCGTTGCACTCAGGACAATCCACCATCCAGCGCCCGTACAGCACGCGCGCCGGCAGCGAGCGGACATATTCACCCGGCTCGACATGTACCAGCAGCTTCAGCGCCTCCAGCTTGAGCCAGTCGCGCAGCCGTAACGTTCGGTTCATTCGCAGCGCCGGGACCGTGTCCCTGCAGGTGGCGATCCGCCTCCCGCCATCGGTCGCGCGAAAGATGTAATTCGCCAGCGGCACGTCGGGCCGCACCTGCGGGGGAAGCCATAATCCGGTCTGGTTCATCTCTGCTCCTTTTTCCTATACCGCTAGGCGGAAGTCATTATCCAGCGCACTCGATCCCAGGATCGCAACAGCCGCGCTGCTCGCGGGCACCACCATCCATTCCATGTGGAACTCGCCGCCCATCGAGATGCGTCCTTTTCGGTTGTTGACAAACCAGTCGGACGCCAGGGCCGTCTGCGTCTCCACCAGGGTCCAGCGGCTGGAGATCGTGCCGGCCAGTGCCGCCAGCATCAACGTGGCATCGTTATTGGCCCGGTAGCGCACCACCGCGCCGCGGCGGGTGATGTCTTCGAAGACTGACTGGCCGTAATCGGCCACGGAATCGGCCACCAGCGGGTTGGTCTGGTAGCCCATATCCAGAGATTCCACGCGCAGCCCATCTGTGCCCCGCACCACGGTGTAGCGGTCGAAGGGATAGATCCCCAGCCCGCGCAGCAGGAACTGGTTCAGATAGCCGCCGGTCGCGCCGGTATTCTGCACGCTGAAATCGGTGGAGTTGCCGCCGGTGCGGCTGCGGGTGATGCTCAGGTTGGCGTTTAGATCGTTGGTTGTGCCCTCACTCGAGCCGAACTTGTAGTCCGTATCCGCCACCTGGTCGACGATGTCTTTCCCCGAGATCTGCTGCCCACCGACCGGGTCACGATAATTCAGCGTGAAAGTCACCGTCTCGCCCGGGCCGATGTAACGCTTGTAATTGAGCGCCGCCAGGACCACGTTGCTTGTGTCGACACGCTTGGGCGTGATCGAGACCGAGAACTGGTCCGCAGTGCCCTCGGCATCGTCCGAGATCTCCACGTCTTCCATCGTGTTACTGATCGTTCCCAGGCTGGTCAGGTTGGCCGCCCGCCAGTTGCGGTTCTGGAAAACCAGCGTGCCGCCGCTCAGGAAGACCAGCCCGAATTCGCTCCGGGCGATCTTGGCCAGCACCGAATACACGCTGTCGCGGCTGGTGTCGTCCGCATCGAACGCTGAAACGAAGGTGCTGTCGCCGGTGGCCAGCGACGTTGCCGTCGGCTGGGTGGTGATCGCCGCCAGCAGTGTGGTGATCAGCTCGTCGCCGCGCTTGTTGGCCTGCACAGCGATCGGCGGTAGCGGCTGGTTTGTCATCAGGTCCAGCCAGTCCGTCGCCTTGCAGCTGGTGGTCTGCTCTCTAAATCTCCCGGCAGTCGGGGAGATCTTTTTCAGCCAGTACACGTTCTGGACATAAGGGTCGCCATCGTAGGTGACCGTGAAGCGGAGCTTGAGATTTTTTGCAAAGCCGCTGCGGCAGTCCGCATGCCCGGGTGTGTAGTAGCCCGCCTTGCCGCCGCTGTTGGCGGGGGAGTTGTCCAGCGTGAACGAGATCCAGCCCGGGCTGCCCATCAAGTTCGTCGGCGAAAAGGATGGGATGCCCTCCTGCCACTCGATGCCCGAGAGCGGATCGACATCGTCGGTGATGTCGACCCAGGCCGCAGAGATATAGGCTTCGAGTTTCCAGGTGATCTCTTCCATGCGTCACCGGTTCTTCTGCAGCTCGGCCGCCACCTGCTCGGCCAAGGTTTCCACGGCCCGCCGGGTGGCGCGCAGCTCCTCCACCGTCTCCTGGTTGCCGCGCTCCATCATCCGCGTCTGCTGCGAAACCTGCTGGGCGTTCTGCTGGGTGCTGGCGGTAAACGTACTCATCGTGTCCTGCATCAGCGGGGCCACGGCATCCGCAGCCGCCGCGGCTGCCACTGCGCCGCTGGCCTCCGCCACCTGGACCGCATCCGCGCCGGCGTCGCTTTTCATCCACACGGAATCACCCGATGAAGCCAGGCTCTTTCCGGTCGGGGAAGAACTCTTGATCATCGCATTGACCGCATCGCGGCGGCTGCCCTTGGTGACAGTATTGAACGTCCCCCCGCCGCCGTAGGCTGCATCCACCGGCAGCAGGCCGTGATCGGCCAGAAACTGGCTCATCTCGTGCGGGATCACCACGTAACTGCCGTCGTCGCGGCGGATCACCGCCTCCCAGCCCTTCTCGCCCACCACGTTGGCCCTGCCCAGGAGACCGCCCGTGGCGTAGGCTCGCAGGTCCTGGTTGTCGATCGTCTCGCCGTAGCGCCCGCCCCGGTTCTGGATCTCGGCGTCCGCGGCCAGGTCGGCCTGGTATGCCTCCACGCCGGCCACCACGTTCCCGCCGTGCGTCCGGATGTAGATGTCGATCGCCTTCGAATCGGGCAAACCGCCCACGGCCTGCGCCACCGAAAGCAGCGCCAGGGCGGCATTGGTGGCGTTCTCGTCGGTCATCCCCATCGCCTCTGCCAGCCCGAAGTAGCTGTCCAGCTCTTCCTGGGTGATCACCCCGTCGGCAGAGATCTGCATCTTGTAGAAATCGAGCACCATCTGGTTGGCGAGTTCCTGGCTCTTGGCCTTGGCGGCGTCCAGGTCGGCGATCAGCCCATCCAGCGCCGGATCGCCTTCGGTCTTCCCTGCCGCCCGCTGCTCGGCAATATCGGCCTCGATGTCGGCGATCTCCTGGCTGATCGAAAAGTAATTTCTCGAAGCATCCAGCAGGAAGTTGAAGTTGTCGGTCTGGTCTTCGGCGGCAGCGCTCACGTCCTGCATGGCCTCGTGCATGTGCCGCGCCCATTCGGTATAGCTGCGCCCGGCCGTGATGTTGTATTCCGTGGCAATGCCCAGCTCGTTGAACTTGGCGTTGTATTCCTGCATCGTGATCCGGCCGTCATGGAAGGCGTCGTTCAGGTAAACGAGCGTCATGCGCTGCTGGCGGGTCAGTGTGATGTTCGTCCGCACCGCATCGGCCACATCGGTCAGTACAGGGACGAATTCCTCGCCGGCTTCCTGCTTGATCGCCGCCAGGCTGTCCTGCAGCGCATCGACCGAGCGCTTGTATTCCAGCGCTTCCTGGTAGCTTTGCTGTGTTACCACCAGGCCATCCTCGGCCGCAGCCATGTATTCCTCGATGCCTTCTGCGCCCAGCTCGAGCAGCTTCAGCATGTCCGGCCCGGCTGCCTTGCCGAACAGGCGGGTCGACTCTTCAGCCCGCTGCGCGCCGGGTGGCATGCCGTTGATCTGGTCCGCCATCTGCCCGAGCCATTCCACCGACGGCTCATAACCCTGGCGGACGGCGAATTCGAGCGCTTTGTTCAGTTGGTCCTGCTTCACCTGCACATCGTCGGCAGCCTGCACCAGGCGGCTCATCTGCTCCACCTGGATGCCTGTCGTGCGGCTCATATCCCCCATCCTGATGGCATAGTCGGCGGCGCTGTTGGCCGTCTGCACGATCATCCGATCGGCCACGGCATAAGCCGCCGTGGCCGCGCCGACCACCGCCAGGCCGGTGGTCCAGGCGCGCTTGACGTCATTCAGGCCGCGGATGGTCTCCCGATCGCCGCCGCCTTTTTTGACCATCTGGATGATGATTTCAAGCGTGCTTCGCGCCATTAGTGATACCGTTTCCTATACGTCGGGTGGGCGTTTCGCCAGGCTTCGAGCTTCTGCTCGATCTTGCGCTGCGCCGCGCGGGCCTGCTCCAATCGGGTAGTGATCGCCACTGCCGCTTCGATCCACTCGCCTGGTAGATCCCACACTTCCCAGGGCGCTACCACCGTGCCGCCAGCCGCCCGGTTCACCTGCTGTGCTTTCATAAAGGCCGCCAGGGTCAGGTCGCCGGTTTTTCCGTCTCGGGCGAGCCCTGCAGTGGCGGCCGAGATCCTTTTTTTGTGTCGGCCCGGTGCTGCTCGATCAGTTCGAACGTCTTGCGGTACATCCATTCCAGCAGGACGGTGTTTGCCTCATCCACCTGCTGCACCTCGGCCACCGTCCAGTGCGTCTCGGGGTCCGCCGCCTGGCTCCAGATGCGGGCATACCAGGCGTAAACGCTGCGGTGGTAGCTGTCCACGAAGCTGCGAAAGGCGCCCTGCTCGCGGGCCTTGCGGAACAGCATTCCCAGGCCGGGCTTTTTCGCCCCAGCCGGCCCCAGCGTGCCGCCGTACCTCTTCATCTCAGCCAGGTAGGAGCCGTTCAGCCGGTCTAATTCCAACAACGCCGAACGGGGCGGGTCCACCCACACATGGATGCCCACCCCGGCCAGCGCTGCGTTCTCGGGGTCATATTCCCGGAAATCCAGGAACCGTACCGTCTTCGGGATCTCAAATTTCATGCGCCCTTCCTTTGTTCGGGCACAACACGTTGTGCCCTTTCGCGCTCAGACCGCGTTCTGGTTGGTCGTCACGTCCACCGCCAGCATGGCTGCCCCGGTGGGGTCGTACAGGCCCTTGAACAAGCAGGTGTGCAGATTGTCGCCGTCGGCCTCGCTGTCCATCGGGTTCATCTCGTCGAACACGCCCCACAGGCTCACCTTGAGCAGGTGGGTGGCGCCCGTGCCGATCTGCGCGCCGGGGATCTGCAACTGGATGGCATAGGGCGTCTTGTTCTTGTAGCCGTCGTAATAGCCATCCGCAACCGCGTCGCCTTCGAGCGTCATGCGCAGCATCACGGCGATCTCTCCCTCGCCATGCGCATCGAAGGTCAATCCGCCGCCGTGGAACTTGGGATGCAGCCCGGTCAGGATCTCCAGGCTGAAATCGCGAAGCAAGCCGGTTTTCTGCGTGCCGCCCTTGCCCGCCCAGGTGGTGTCGATATAGAGCTTGGTGGCATTCGCCACCATCGGCTCGACGGACGGCAGGCTCAGCCCGGCGGTGAAGGCGCCCGAAACGACCGACTGGGCAAAGCATTCCGCCGCCAGCTTGATGGCCTGGTTCTGGCCCATGCTGCCGGAGATCTCCAGGCGCTTTGCCATCACATAGCCCAGTTCGTACTGCTCCGTGTCATCGCCGATCTCGAACGTGGCCGAGTCCTGGGCATTGCTACCTGTCAGGCTGGGCGTGAAGGCCCAGTCGTAATCCCCCTGGGACGGGGTATGCTCGGCGGCGGTAATGTCGCCCTTCAGCCCCAGGGAGAAGAACAGCGGCAGGATCTGGAAATAGCCATCTTCCACCGTCAGCGGCCAGCCATCCACCAGCTGCTGGTAGAGATGCGTGTCCTTGGCTGCCGCCCGCAGCGCCAGGTTGTAGGCCGGGTGCACATACTGTCGATCGCTCGGCACCGGCGCCGAACCCAGGAAGATCTTGGTGGCGTCCACCAGCGTGCCCTTGGCGGTCTTCAATTCCTTGCCGTACTGGATCTTCGTAAAAACCTTTTCGCCCATTTAGGCCTCCTTCGGGGCGGGCGCCCCGGATGCCGTCTCGCTCATGGAGACCGCACGATAGTTGCCGTTTGCCAACGCCGCCGTCAGCTCATCGAGCAGGCCCAGCGCCTGGGCCTCGCCCGCGCTGACCTCGTGCGGCAGGCCGGGAATGCCGGCGCCGTTTCCGCAGAAACGGAAGCGGGTGCCGGGGTCGAACTCGTGGGGCTTGCTCTTTGCCATACTGCCTCCTGTCTATGATCGCAACGCTACGGCGTGATCGTGAAATCGCCGCTCACGTTTTCTTTCACGCTCCAGTGCACCAGCAGGCCACGGTGCGCCGGTCCTTCTCCCACCAGGAACTCCGCCATCTCGATCGCACGCGGCTGGTCCGGCAGGATGAAATACTCCACAGTGTTGCTCAGCTTCATGTTCGCCAGCGCCGCGGCCAGGATGCGCTGATAGAAGCTGACCATATAGGGGATGTGCTCCGTCTGCATATTGGGTACCAGGTGGAACTCGGTGATGCCCTCCCACAGCAGGATCGTCGGCGTGCCCTGGCCATACTTCGGCTGGAGCCCGTTCGGATACGTCAGCGCTCCCGGGATCTGGATGGCGCCCTCCGGAAACTCCGCCCGCTCGAACACGCGGTAGGAGCGCACCGTGCCGCCCCGTCCGTCCGAGATCTCCCAGATCGCCGCCAGTTTGTCGATCCATTCAGTGATCATGGCACCGCCAGCTCCCGCACAATGTCCTCGTTGGCCTGCGCCAGCAGGGAGTCGATCTCGCTCTTGCTGGCTTCCATCCCGGCCCGCATGAAGTGCCTGGCCGTAAAGCCCGGGTGCATCGACATCGTGCGCCAGCCCACGTTCGAAATAAAGACCGGCACGCCGGCCAATCCGCTTTCCATGCGCTTGGCTGCCTGGCGCGCCCCGCGTTTTGATCGGATATCCGACCCGCCTTCCAGTGGGTGCGGCCGCGCCCCGTGCTCGACCACGTTGATGTACCAAGGGGCATTTCGCGTGCCGGGCCAGCCCACATGCCCCTCGATGTTCAGGCCCTTGCCACCGACCTTCGAGCGGAATGTGGCCTGCGCCCTCCCGGAAAGGACCGGGATGCTTGGGCGGATCGCCCCGGCCAGCAGCGCCACCGAAACCTGCACCGCTGGGCGAAAGTGCGCTTCGGCGATCTCTGGGTAGTGCCTCAGCAGGCTGAGCTGCTTTTCCAGGTCGGGAGATGTTACGCTGGCGTTCAGGCTCATCGGCGGCCGATCCGGTAATGCGCCCGCACCCGCTCCAGGTCGAAGCGCGGGAAGGCGTCGTTGTAGAAGGTCACACCGCTTTCGGCGCTGCCGGTCCGTCCGGCAAAGGCCGATTGGGCCTTCTTGAACATCAGCGCAGCGATCTCCCGGCACAGGAACGAAACATCGTCTGGCACGGTGTACTTGTTGATGACCGCATTGATCAAGTGGGTGGCGGGCGTGGTGCCGTTGACACTGCGTTCGATCGTAAATGTCCGGTAGGCAGCCACATTGACGCCGGTCAGGTGTGAAACCGCCTTGGTCTTGTTCCAGGCCCGCTTCACATAGCCAGTGTTCCCGCTCACGTCCAGCACTTTCATCTGCTCCACGTCAGCCCGGACGATCTCGCCCTTGTTCACCAGGGCGCCATTCGCCAGGGTGATCGTCTCCTGGCTGGCATCGATGGCGCCGTTTAGGGTGGTCACATTGGTCGGCGATCCGACCCCCGTCACCAGCACCTGCTCACTGTCGATCAGCCCCACCATGCCAGGCGAAACCTTCGAGCCATCGCTGGCCTGCAGGCTGGTGCCGGTGGTGTCTGCCAGCGCCGCGCCCAGGGTTGCGCCGGTAGCCTGGGATTTCTCCCACAACCCCCAGCGCCCGGCGATGCTCACGCCCTCATCCTCGTCGAGCCATTTCGTCAGGGTGGCCGAATCTGGATCCGGCAGCAGCCAGCTGTAGGGCCCATTCGGCCAGTGGCGGTTATCGGGCTGCAGGATGTAATCGGTGCTCACCAGGGTATCGTCGTCGTTCTGGATGCTGACGATCGCCAGCAGCGGCGGCACGAACAGCGATCGCTGACCGCGCCCGTTGAATTTTTTCGACTCCGTAACGGGAATGAAAAAGCCGATCTCCTGCTGGATGGTCTGACTGGCGGCGCGCACGTGACGCAGGAACGCGTCCTGGTCGCCGCCCAGGAGTTCCAGGTCGGCGATCAGCTCATCGACTGTGCAGTAGGTCTGTGCATAACCCATCGGGTTCTCCAATCGGCGGGCGGTTGCTTATCGCCGGAGCGTATCTCTGGCAGCACTTGGCCACTTGGGACCGCCCGCCGGGGATTCGCAGCCAGGGAAGGGCTGGCTGTTATCCTTCGTTCGCGGCCCGCACCCGCTTGCCTTTCCCTTTCGGGGCATCGGCTTCCAGCTCGGGCGGGATCTCGTTGGTGGCAGCCGGCGCCGGGAGCTCTTTCGCCGGGGCGCTCAGCACCACCCAGCCCAGCCGTTCGTGCTCGGCCACGATGCTGGGGTGCACGTGGATGGTCTCGCCATCCTTGAACATGGGAACGAACTTATCGGCCATTGGATCTCCTTTCGTCAGGCCAGGTAATACAGATCGAGCTTTTTACTACCGTTGGGCGTGCCGGCGATGGAGTACAGGTTCTTCTCCACCTCATCGGCGTCCACGGCCAAACTGCCGCCCGTGTCAGCGCTGCCGTTGAACAGCGCCAGGAGCAGGCAGGATGCGTAATCGACAATGTGCGGAAGGCCGAACTTCGACGCCTGGCCCACACTGACCGTGTCGTAGCCCACCCCAGCGGTGGTATTGGCCGAAGTGGCGGCGGTCGTCAACCCGGCGCAGGTGCCGTTGTCGATACTGATATTGAGCGTTGCATCGTTGGCCGCAGGGATCTTGCGGGTCAAAACAACAGTGGCGTCGACACCGCCCACATCGAACAGCGCGATCACGGCGGCATCTTCGCCTAGGGCGGTGCGGATCTTGCCGGCTACCACCGCAGGGGTGTCGTCGGTCAGGACCGCCACGTTGATCGTCTTGGGCGATCCGGTCATTCCGGCGACGGTCACGACCACGGCGGCGTTGCCATCGCCGGAGACCGTGCCGACCACGGTGGCGGTTTCTACCTGGGCGGTGGGGGTGTGCGTCTGGGCCGGGAAGTTGATCCTGGTCACAGCCTTGAACGCTTTTACGCCTTCCACTTCGTTGGTCCCGTTCAGGGCGATCGTGTCACTGATCACCTCATCATCGATGTTGGGGCCAGTGATCACGACATCTCCGGTGATCCCGGAAACATTCCCCTTGACTGTCACGGTACGCGGCACATCAGGATCGGTGATTCCACTTGCCACGTCCTGGGCGGCCGCGCCCAAGGTGACTGCGGCATGGATACCCGTGGCGCTGGCAGCCGTCGGGGCCGTCTGGTAGTGGCGCACAGCCTGGTTCTCCAGCGTGCCGGCGTCCGGAGCGTTGTAATTCAGCTCGTTCAGCCGGGTCGCTTCCACGGAGACGGCCACGCCTCCAAGCGAGAGTTCGCCCGCAACGAGCGCGGCTTCCGGGGTCTGCCGCCAGCCCAGGGCCTCGTGCGCCGTCACAGCGTCCGCGGTCACGAAGATGGTCTCGCTGCCTTTGTAGAGTTTGGTCTTGGCCATAGGACATCCGTTCTCCCCTCCCCCTGGGTATCCAGGGGGAGGGGTGGAAAATCAGGGAACGATTAGCCGAGCAGCAGGGCGAGATGCTCGGGTTTGGTAACCTTCACGCCCCAGGCCAGGCCCACTTCGTAGGCCACGCGGCGGTACTGGCGGTACATGGCGACCTGGAAGGAAATGCCGCTCACCGGGTCGGTGACCACGATCACGTCATCGGCAGCATCGCCGCCGGCCGGCATGGCCGGGGTGCGGATCGCAGCCCAGATGGCGGAGCGGGCGAAGGCCATGTTGGCCGTGTAGTTGTTGCCGATCGTGACGGTCTCTCCGTCCGCATGGGCAACCTTCAGGCCGGGGGCGCCGAGCACGACGGTGCCGGCCGCGGCAACGCCGGTGGTGACGACGTACTTGTTGTTGGCGTCGTTCTGCAGCGCCAAGACATCGCCGGCAACCACGGTGTTGGAACCGGTCTTGATCACCAGGCTGGTCACGCCGATGGCGTGCGAGCCGTTGACCACGTACCCGGAGCCGGTGCCCTTGGTATGGGTCTTGACCTGGGCGGATTCGCGGATCTTGAAGCCGTGCAGGTCGAGCAACACGCCGCGGCGCAGCAGTTCGTCGCCGCCGGCCTCGTTGGCCTTGGTGAGCTGCCCCAGAGTGCGCAGCTTGGCGCCGGCGGTGGTGTCGAGCACCATCTGCAGGTCACCCAGCGGGGCGCCGTTGTCGGCCAGGATCTTGCGCACCTGGGCAGGGTCGCTCAGGTCGCTGGCGAAGGGGGCGGTGCCGGCGGTGCCGTACGCCCGGGATGCCTTGGCATACAGCGCGGCCAGGTCGGCTTCCAGCTCATTGCACAGCGTGCGGATGCACTGGGCGAACTGGTCCTGCATGATCCGCTCGTACATGGTGCCGCCCTTTTGCTCCTCCCCTTCCCAGAAGAACGAGCAGGAACGGGACTTGGAGATCGACATCGACCCGTAACCGACGGTCTGGGCGGAGGGGTCCGGGCCGGTGGCGGCCGGGGTGACGTTACCGGCGGAGACGGCAGGCGCCACCGGATAGGTGATGGTCTGGTCCTTGGCCACCTGGTCGGGCGACGGGTCCAGGGAAACGGCCGGAACGAAACCGACCAGCTCGCGGCTGACGACGTCGGCCGCTTTGTAGATGGTGGGGATGAGCCCCGTAAGGGTGTTGGACATGGCTTATTCCTCGAGCTTTCCGCCGCTTTTGATGAAAGCGGCCTGATCGAGCGCATCCAGCTTGTCGAAGCTGGCGCGCTGCATGGTTTTGACGCCCCCGGGCTGGGGCTTTTCGGGTTCGCCAACGAGCTGGCTCAGGCCCTGTTCGGCGGCAGTCAGCCGCTCGCGTTCTGCCTGGATGGTCTCGATCTGCGCGGCCAGCTGGTCGGCAGAGTCGAGTTTGGCCTGGTACTCGGCGCGCTCTTCGTCGGTGAAGTCGCGGGTTTCGCCATCGGCCAGGGATGCCAGCTCACGGGCGCGGGCGATTTCGGCGGCCCGCTTGGCCATGAGTTCACGAAGGTTCATGATCTTGGCTCCTTGATTGGGAATGCGTTTCTCGACGAGTTCCAGCTGCCGGGCATGGGAAGCCTGGCGCACCTGCGCTTCGGTCATTCCCTCGGCCTCCGCCGGAGCCGCCTGGCTCCCTGCGGTGGCGTTCTCCACGGCAGCGGGCTGGTTCTCCCCGCCGGGATCTTCAAACGAGACGACAGTGGCGATCGCATCAAGGGTCTCGCCATCTGCCGTTACGGTCACGGGGATCTGGGCTCCGGCATCGAGCAGCGAAAGCTTGAAATCCGCCAGCTTGGCGCCGATCACGTCGGTGCCTTCCACTGCCGGGCTGTTGACGGCGCTTACCTCGCGCCCGGCCGGATTGACGAAGATCAGCATGCAGATCTTCTCGCCGCCATCGGTCTGGTACTTATGCCCGGGCCAGTGCGTGCAGTTGCTGCTGAAAAAGGACGAGTTGCAGATCGAGCAGATCGCATCGTCATAGTGCCAGCCGATGCTGAAGCGGTCGATCTTGCCCTCGACGAAATCGGTCATGCCGCGCCGGGTGGTCAGGCGGATCTCCTGCAGGAAGGCCCCGCCATCCAGCCGGGACGCCAGGATCGTGCCGTCGCGGGCATCGATATCGCGGGTGTCGTGATTGCGCAGGAACGGCATTCCCTCGAACGACGCGGCGAAGGCAGGCAGGTCCTCGTCACGGAACAGGTAGGGGTTGCGGTTGCGGCCGGTGCCGTAGGTGCGGGCGGTGAAATCGAGATGGTCGATCTCGCCGCTTTCGATCTTCGGCAGCAGCTCGGCCCGGTTGGGAAGGCTGAGCGTCTCCACCACCGGCAGAGTGAACAGAACGGGGTACAGGGTCTTATTCGGATCCATACATGCACTTCTCCTGAACGAGAGAACGGATACGGGTGGTCAGCTCGGAAGGCTGGTTCTGTCGCCAGTCGGCGCACGCGGCGTCGACCTGGTCCAGCGAGAGCCCTCCCAGGGATTGCTGCCGGGCGTCCAGCTGGGCGTCCAGCAATTCCCGGAAATCCGGCCAGGCATCCAGACCGGTGACGCCCAGAAGGGCATCGAAAACCGGGGCGAACTGCCGGGCGGCGAATTCGGGTTGATCGGTGGTATAGAATTGGGTGACCCAGTCGGCGAAGGCGTCCGGATTATTCTTGGATAGCAGGCGGCGGGCCGCGCCGCGCACGTCGTTCGATTCCCGTGTGATCACCCGCCGGGCTGTTTCCTCGAACAGGGTTTCGAACGCGTTAGCAGGGGATTGCGTCTGCGATCGCTGCATGTTGAGGGGAACCAGGAATTCGTCGCCGCCCGGATACGGGTTCAGGTTCTCGCGGGCGCGCACCTCGTTGCGGCTCATCCAGCCGTTGGTGATGGCCTTGACGTAGGCCTCGGAGCGGGTCTGCAGATCGCCACGCAGCAGGCCTTCGAACAGGTGCTCAAAATACAGGCCTTCGGCACGATCGGTGGTCAGCAGCAGCTGCAGCCAGAGCGCCTGTTCGATACGCACGGCGTAGGAACGCAGGGTGTGGTTGACATAGCCCTGTTCCTGGCTGTCGATGCCCGCCCCCCAGGACGTGGACCCCGTAACGTCGCCGATCATGTGGGGCGGCAGCGGGCCGAGCAGCCGGTTGACGGCAGCCAGGGTGAGCTTCTGCGTCTCAAGGAATTGGATATCCTCAGGGGGAAAGCCCAGACGCTTGGGCTCGAGCCCTTCCTCGAGAATGATGTACCCGTGGGCCTTGTCCGAGCCAACGTGCTCCTCGGTCAGCTCCTGATGCAGACGGGCGTAAGCCGTGTCCGAAAGCGGATTGGGGGAAGAAAAAACCACACCCAGGGCTGTGTCGTTGGCGAAAAACTTGCTGCCGAATTTCTGGGTGGACAGCGAGAGCCCGATCTGCTGGCGGGCCAGGCTGATGCGGCCGTACCCCACCAACCCATCAAAACCGAAGCCAGGAATGTGCAGGATCTCGTCTTGGAAAAAGGTGCGCAGCTTTCCGTCCTGCTGGCGGTACTCATACACGCGCTCCCCATTTTTACGGACGACGGTCATGCGGTCTGGGCGCAGCGGCCAGATCTGGCGAACCACGCCTGAGCGGTCATAGATCATTTGGCCGTAGAAATTGCCCCAGGCGATCATGTGTCCGACAATGAATTCCCGGAACTGGACGGCAGTATGCTCGGGATTGGGAGCGTCGTGCATCAACGTGTAATAGGGATTGTCGCTGGCCCGGAAACGGGAGCGGCCGCGCCGCCCGTACAGGACCAAGGGCAGCCCGGCCGAGTCCTGGGCAATCAGGGAGATGATGGCGATCACGCCATCGGCCGTCAGAGCCTCGTCGACGGTGACGACCTCGCCGCTGTGGCTGGTCTCTCGGACCGTGCGGCCACCGGCACGCGCGTCCCGATCCGCCGGGGCGGGCAGGGTCTTGGCAGCCAGGGAGAAGTCGGTCGGTTTCAACAGCATGGCTTATCGGCTCAAGAGAATGCGCACGTAGGAATTGACCAGGGCCACGGCCGCCAGGCTCGCCCCCACTACCACCAGGGCCGTTTCCACAGAAACGGAAAGCGCCAGTCCGACGAAGAGCATCGTCAGCCCGGCGTAATAAACGATGTCATTGCGATCCAGCTTCAATCTTGCGCTCCTGGAAAACAAAAAAACGCCCGACGGGAAAATTCCCGTCGGGCGCTCGTCTCCGACACTGACCGCACAAGAGCGGTCGCTCAATTGCAACGCCAAAATCATAGCACAGATGTTCCCGAAATGCAAGTGGTATTTTGCTGTTCGGGCTACCTTCGGGTCAGGATCCGCCACGCGATGGCCAGGCGCGCCAGGAACGGCTGCCGTTGCCAGTTGGCCAGCTCCCCACCCAGGGTGTGGCGTACCAATTTACGAATTTTCTTCTCGTTCCGTTGGCTCATGTTGCACTCCTCCCACGCGGCGGATACCGCGCGTCTCGTAGATCGATCGGCTGGACAGGTAATACCGCGCCCGGGCCATTCCATTTACCCAGGCCGCCGTCATGTCGATTCGTTTCGTCCGCACTACGCTCTTGCCTTTGTGCTCCTTGACGAACTTGATCTGGGCATTGCCGTTCTTGGCGATCTGGGTGTTCCCAAAGCACCAACGGGCAGCCAGGTTCCGCTCGTGACGGATGCGGCGCAGCCGGAGCAGGCGCTCGATCTCATTCATCGGATCGGTCAGGTCCACATAGTGTTGGGGGATATCCACGCACGTCATCCCGCCCTGGGTGAGCCGCTGCAAAAGCATGGTGGCAAACGATTTATCCGAGCCGAACTCCTTGATGTCGTAGAGTTTCTTGTAGTCCAGGATGCGCGCCTCGATGGCTGTGTAATCGATCTGCGATCCCGGCGTGGAGATGATCCAGCCCTGGGCGGCCCACTCGTCGTAAGGCACCTTGTCCACCCGGATACGCTCCTGCATGTTCTCCTCTGGGATCCATGCGTCCCAAAAGGTCAGCCAGTCGTCTTCGGGTTGTTCGGGCGGGAAGATCAGCACCAGCGAGCTCAGGTCCACCGTACTGGAAAAGTCGCCGCCCAGGTAGCACACACGCCCTGCCAGCGCCGCCCGATCGAGCTCCGGATCTTCTGTACTGTCGAACAGGTCCAGCGGCAGCCAGCTCGTAAGCTTCGTGGTGGTCCATTGGTTCAGGCGCAGCTGGCGGAACAGCCGCTCATCCGCCGGGCTCGCCTTGGCGTCGTCTGACGCCTCGGCCATCTTTTCAGCCGTGAAGGTGTGTCCCATCGATGGATTGGCCTTGGCCCAGTTGACCGGGTTGTGAATGTCATCGCCCTGGTAGCTGTAGATCACCGGGTACCAGGTGCGCAATTCCAGTTTCCCGTTCAGGATCTCGGTGGCTTTTTCGTGCACCTCCCACCCGATCGATACGCGGTCCGGATCATCACCCGCAGTGGTGATGATCCACCACAGCGGCTGCAGACGGGCGTCCCCGGCGCCCTTGGTCATCACGTCGAACAGGTCGCGCGATGGCTGGGCATGCAGCTCGTCGAAAATGCAGGCGGTCAAATCCAGGCCATGCTTTGTGTATGCTTCCGCCGAGA